TGTATCTGCTGTCAACAATGCAGTTATCAGTGGTGGTGCGTATGTTCATACATTTGAAAATGCAGAACTAGGTTCTCTACTAATAGCAAGAGATACAGTTGGTCTTGCAACTGATTCATATACATGGAGATGTTCTCAGGACAACTATGCTACAGATCACACATACCCAAGAACAACTGATCCTATCCACAATATAGAAGTTGGTATTGTAACCACCACTCTTGATACATTTACTATTAACGTAGGTATCACATCTAGAGTTGTTTACAACGTAACTAATGCGACTTATGATGCAAACAGTGGATTAGCTACACTAACTACAGACTCATCTCATGGATTGTCAACTACAACATCAGTAGGATTGATGACTGGTGGATTAGTTTACTCATGTTCTATGGATCAATATGCAACAGAACATCCTTATCCTAGAACTACAGATCCAGCACATAACGCTGCACTATATCCAACTGCCGTTACATCTAACAATCTTACTTTGAATGTTGGTGTTTCTACAAGAGTAGAATACAATATCAATCATGCAGATTACCACGAGTCAATAGGTATCATGACTGCATATCTACCTACCGTTCATGGCATCACAACTGCTGCTGGTGTTGGTAGAAATGTTAAATTAAAAACTGAGTCTATATTGTTCTCTTGTTCTCAGGATAACTACGCTACAAAACAATTCTATCCAAAGGGAGGAGATCCTTACTACAACGGTTCACTAATTACTAGAGTTATCAGTAATACTCAGATTGAAACTCAGGTAGGCCCATCTACCACACCTAGTTTCTATAACTCTGGTGGTAAGATTCAAGGTGTCATACTTGCTCCTAGACTTAGAAATAACTCTCCAAGTGGAACTGACTTTGCAGCTGGTGGTACATTTGTAGACAAAATTATTGATGGCAAGACTTACGTTGTAAATGTTGGTATTTCAACTGTAGATCATATCTACAATAGAGCTGGATTATCACAAAAAGGTAAGAGAATTGCATCATCAATCGAACAAGGATACTCTGGATTTGATGTAATTGAAAAATTAGACCCTGCAAACTTCCGTGTCAACGCTGGAGTGACAACTCAGATTGCCTTGTATAAGAGAGGTGGTCAAGTAACCAAACCAGTATTTGTAGATATTGCAGAACCAAATGGATACTTTAACAGTAATTTAGAATATGTCTCAGGAACATCTGGTATAGGAACAAATGCTACAGTAGATTTCCGTATCAATGTTGATGGTAACATCAACGAGTTTAGTGTAACTGAGGAAGGAACAGCATTTAAAGTTGATGATAAACTAACAGTCAGTGGTATTGCTACCGACCCAAGAGTGGGTGTATTAACAGAGTTCCAATTAACAGTTGAAGAATTGGAAAATGATAGTTTCTCTGGATTCTATCCTGGCCAGTTCATCCTATTTGATGATATTGCACCATTCTTTAACGGTAATCGTAAGAAATTTACACTATCAGTAACCACAAGTGGAAACACTGAAATACTTAGTCTTAAGACTTTGCCTGGTAGTGATATGGATATTACAAATAATATCTTCATTTACATTAACGATATACTACAGACTCCAAACTCATCTTACATATTCAAGGGTAGTAGAGTCATTTTCTCTGAGGCACCAAAAGCAAACTCTAAGTGTGCAGTATTCTATTACAGAGGTTCCAAGAGAGATGTTGAGACTGTAGATCCAGTTTCATCACTGAAACCTGGCGACACTGTTCAGATCAAAGAAAATAGATTAGATGTATTTGACATAGATCAGTTCGAGAGAACAAGTAAGAGAATTATTGCCTCTGATTTACTTGAAACATTTACATACAACAGTATTGGAATCAATACTTCTCAGGATGCGGAAAGACCTCTTGCCCTAGAGAAACAAAGGACTGATAAGATATTATCTGGTGTATTAGTGTCCAAGTCAAGACCTAGTTTGACAAGTAAGATACTACCTACCACAAGACTTATCAAGAACGTCGGCAAGACAGACGATACCATCTATGTTAACAATGTATTCCCAATATTCACCAATATTGATAAGTTAACACAGGCAGAAAGAAATATTCAAATATTTGATGATAATAATGTGTTGCCTGGATTAGTAACATCTATTGTTTCTACATCTTCTAGTATATCATCACTAACAATTGGTTTTGGTGGTACTGGATATTCAAACTTAACAAGTCCACAAGTTGCAATATCAAGTGCTTTGATTAAACGTGAAGATCCAATTAAGGCATGGAGATTTGATGGAATCAGTGGAGTTATTCATGTCGTAGAATGGAAAGCAATTACACAGGAAGAACCAATCGTTGCTGTTGGATCAAGTAGTTACTACATCAATACTAAGAGTGGTAGTTTCTGGGAAAGAGGACAAATTGGATTTGGTAACACAGTTCAGTTCACTGGTGTAGGCGTAGGATATTCTGATAGTTCTACTAACAAATATGTCATGGCAGTTGGTGGTGGAGGTGCAATGGCAAGAGCCGTTTCTATTGGTAATAGTCTATCAACTTGGGATGTAATTGATCTGAAAGAAAAGAGATCAATCCCTGCGATTGGACAAGTCAATACATTCGATAGTACATATATCGGTAACTTCCAAGATGTAGTTTGGGAAGGTTCTATTGATACATGGTGTGCTGTTGGTGCTGCTGGATCTATCTTTACTGCTGTCGGTCTTACAACTGCTGAGGCGTTCAGTCAATACTCAGGTACATTACAGACTCTAAACTCTATTGCGTTTGGTCAAGGTGAATTTATTGCAGTTGGTAATGGTGGTGCTGTTGTTGCTTCTAATGATGGTTTAATCTGGTCAGACAAGAATAGTAATACTGTTCAAGATATTAATGATGTGATCTATGATGGTAATAAGTTTATCTTTGTAGGTAACAACGGAACAATCGGTATTTCTACAAATAAAAACTTCTGGCAACCTTGGAGTCAACAGTTGCCTACTGATACACAACACCCTGCAACGTTTGATTTCCAAACTATAAAATACTACAACAACTTCTATATTGGTATTAGTACAGTTGGTGAGATGTATTACTCATTCGACTTGGCAAACTGGAACTACAGACCAATCACTCATTCAAATCAAATTAGAGATCTTGCCCTTACTGGATTTGGTGACTTCAATAGTAGTAGAATAATTGCAGTTGGAAGTGGTACTACTCAGTTCTACGCAGATCCAATAATAAATAGAGCGACTGCAACCGCATCTGTAACTGCTGGAGTTATCACTTCCGTTGTTATTACAGACGGTGGATTTGGTTATGATGTTGGTAGTTCACCTCCAGTCATAATTGAAACTGATAGGACTAAGAAGGAAGATATATTCTCTATCAATGCAAAGGGCGACTTTGGCGACATTGTTGGAGTAAATACATACATGCCTGGTTCATCGGAGAGATTGCCTAGATTAGAATTTACTTTGAAATCTCAAAATAACGATAATACAAACTTAGGTTACGGTTATTCCTCACTAAACTCTTTAGGAGTTAACTTTAGTGGATTACAGAAAGGAGATTTCTTTACTGTCTTTGACAGTCCTCTAATCGTTGGTCACGCACTTACTGGTATTACGACATCTACTGGATCAAGAGTGCCTGTTGGAATGGTCACTTCTGGTGATTATCTCGGTGGTGTATTCAGAGTAGAGGAAGTTACTGGAGCTGGTGATGCCGTTTCTGGACTTACAACTGTAACTTGTTCCTTCTTACCTGGCCCTACAACTTTTGGAAATAATCAAATCCAAGTAGGTCTTGCTGGAACTTCAAATGTTGACACCTTCTGGGGTAGATATAGTTGGGGACAAATCTTCGGTTATCAAAACCGTGGATCAGGTAATCCAGATGAGTTCTTTGTCAATACTATGGATGGTAACACTGGTCTATCGACTGCTTCTGTAGTCTCCAGAAAGAAACCATTAACTTAACCCCTAAATAAAACAAAAAGACTAGTTTTTTTAAAATGCCTGCCATAATATCCGAACAGTTTAGAATTTTAAATGCCGAAACTTTTGTACAGAGTTTTGTCGGAGTCGGATCTACTGTTAACAAATACTACGCCTTTATGGGATTACCAAATTCCATAGAGCCAAAGGCGGGTGGTACTGCCACATGGGCGACCAACACCCCTGCACCTTTAGATGGATTTGAAGAAGAGTATTCTATCAAAGAATCTATAATTGCTATGAAGAAAGTGACTGACAAGGATGTTCGCAGACTTGTTAGAAAGGTATCATGGGTTGCTGGTACTACCTATGAGATGTACCGACATGACTACAATATTTACAATTTAACACCAATTACTTCACAAGGTAGTTTGTACGAGGCAAATTACTACATAGTAAATGAAGACTTGAAAGTTTACATTTGTCTGCAAAATGGATCAGACCCTGAGAACCCAAAGGGAAGGCCTTCATATGACCAACCCACATTTGTTGACCTTGAACCAAGGGCAGCTGGCACTAGTGGCGATGGTTACGTTTGGAAATACCTTTATACGATTAAACCATCCGAAATCGTTAAATTTGACTCTATTGAATACATACCTGTGCCCGAAAACTGGGGAAAGGAAGGCGAGACTATTGCAACAAAGGCTAACGCTATAGATGGAAAGATCGAAGTTGTGGTTGTTGATAATCGAGGCTCTAACTATCAACCAATCTCTACATCTTTTGCCAATGTTCCAATTCTCGGAGATGGATCAGGAGGAAAGGCTACAATTACGGTTGATTCTTTCGGAAAGGTTTCTGAAGTATTTGTTACTGACGGAGGAGAAGGATATACCCACGGATCAATACAGTTTTTCCCAGGCGCTCCTGGCTCTGAGTCTGGCGGTGTTCTTGCTAACCTTACCAATACTGGAATAGGAACAACATCTTCTGCTGGTTTCAGTGTAATTATTCCACCTAAAGGTGGTCATGGATATGATGTCTACAGAGAACTGGGTGCGTATAGAGCATTATTATATTCTAGATTTGAGACAATAGAAACTAACCCTGATATTATTGAAGGTAATGACTTCGCTAGGGTTGGACTAATAAAAAATCCCACCGTATTTGGTAGTAGTACAGAATTACTAGACACTGCCATGGTGAGTGGATTGAAAGCAATCAAGATGGCTGGAGTTACAACAGGAACGACATATGCTGTTGACTCTGAGATTACACAGACAGTTGGTGTTGGATCGACTGCAATTGGATTTGTTGCATCATGGGATAAAGTTACAGGAGTATTGAAGTATTATCAACCTATGGGTCTTGCATCTAGTGAAACTGGATACAAGATAATACCATTTACCGCTAATCCTGATGCTGGATATGGATTAACCATTAGTGGGTCATCTGTGACAGGTTCTTTATTGTCTGTTGATACTGGTTACAACGGTGTCAGTACCTCAATAAATAATAAAGTCTATCAACTTGGTATGAATTTCAGTGCTGGTATTTCATCTGCTGAGTTCAATACTAAATCTGGTGAAATAATCTATATTGATAATAGGACTGCGATTCCTAGATCGGCAAGTCAAAAGGAAGACATCAAAATAGTGCTGGAGTTTTAAAAGCAAATGCCACAGAATACCAACTTAAATTCATCTCCATACTTTGATGATTTTGAAGAGTTAAAAAATTATCAGAGGGTACTATTCAAACCAGGCTTACCTGTACAGTCTAGAGAACTTACTACACTCCAATCTATTCTACAGAATCAGATTGAGAAGTTTGGTAAGCATTTTTTCAAAGAAGGTTCTGTTGTAATTCCTGGCCAGATTGCGTATGATTCAGATTATACTTCTGTTCAGAT